ACAGAATAATACCTACCTATATATTCATCCATTGTTTGCAAGACTTCCATTCTTTCCTTTAGAATCTCACTGTCTTTGAGTTCTGTGAAATATGAGTCCTTTGTCCAATCGAAATTGATATCCTGAACGATTCTGTTCCAATCATCCTGTGTCATTAATCCTTTTATAATGCACTGAACACGGAGGGAGTTTAAGAATAATTCCGAGAACTTGTTTCGAATTCGTTCGATAAACTTGAAGAACTTTAATTCATCTCTGGTAATTTCAGCAGAACGACCCATATTGAAACCATTATCTGCTTCTAATCGTGTGCTTGGAATATTCAATGCACGATATAGTTTCTTCTTGAAGTATTCAACATCTTCCATTTCGCCAAGATTTTGCCCACCATCAAGTGTGGAGATTTCTGTTCCTCTACCACCTTCTCTTCGTGGCATCCAGAAGTCTTCCATCATGGACATATGTCGTTTATCATCACGAATCTCACCAGTAGCATTATCATATACTAACTTGTTGCGGTAACGATTCATGATATCACGAAGATATTGTTCTGCTTTCATCTTTGGTAGATTACCAACATCAACATAGAAGATTCTACGCTCTGGCGCACGGGAGATACGATAGATAACGACTGCATCTTCAATCATTCTTAATTGGTTTAGTGGTTTAATTGCTTTGTGGAGGTATCCAAGTACTCTTTTCTTACTTGCATCATACATTCCACTATGCGTATAACTAATTGCATCCGTGGATACCTTGATACCATCTACTGTATTCGAATTGTAGGTGTTTTCGTTGTAAACATAAAACTCCTCCACGCTGTCGATAATTTCCGTGGATGCACCATTTGGATTCTTTTTCTTGTTTATTTTTCTTACTTTACGAATCTTGGTGGCATCAATAGGTCGAAGTTCGGCAATTCCCTTTTTACCATTAGATTCATCTAGCATGATGTGGTAGTATAATCTTCCATCAATATACCATCTTCTAAAGATTTCATAACCTTTGTTTTTAAAATTTAACAAACGGAGAATGTGTTCAAACTCCGTTTGCATTTTACCTTTAATTGAATCTGGTAAGTCTACTTCATCTAATACGATGTTTATTGATTGTTTTTTATCATCATAGACGATTGCATCATTTGCAATGTCTTCGATTGCTTGTTCAATCTCTGCATGAGATGACATATCTCTATATCTAAAGATTAAATCTACTTCAGTTTTTAAAGTTCCTTCGAAGTCAACATACGAACCGAAGTAACCACCACCTGCTAAAGTGATAGCACCATCGTCTTGCTCAGGTGGGGCAAAAGACTTTGAATTCTTTTGCTTTGGGTCCTGTTCTGGTACTAACGACGGCGCACTTTTTCCTTTTCTTCCAATGGAAAAACCAAACAATTCTAATGGCATAACAATAAATCCTCGCTAAAAGTTATCTGAGTTCTCAACCAAGAACTCTATTGATAATCTGACTAAGATTAGAAACTACTCCTCCCAATCCCTGTCCGTCAGTTGTGTTCGATGTCCAATATGTATACTGTAAAGTAACAGTAAATTCACTAAGAGAATCTGTTGTTTCGTGATTTACATCAATTGCTGATACTTCACTTGGCCAGCAACCGATAAAATTATAACCCTTAATTTTGTTTCCTTTTCTGTCTAATTGGAACACTTGCCAATCCATGTAATTTTCACCTTGCATGGGTTGTGATTCTTCATTTGGAACATTCGATTCATGTTGATTAATACCTGAACTCCATGCTTCAAACTTGTCTCTTAAATCAAAGTGTCCATCAGAAAGAACGGTAATTGTCCATTCAGCAAAAGTTCTGTCGCCTGGAACTTTAATCTTTCTACCACGATAGGGTACTTCAATTAAACCAAGTGTCGAAGCGGGTAACTGTGCTGCCTTTACTAAAAAGGGAATCTTTTCGTCCGCAAAAGGACCGATGTTACCGTTAACTTCAAACAGGTGAGGTCTAATACCACCCTTGAGAAACTGTCCAGCGAAACTTGAAATGTTATTTGATGCCATTTTTCTTTACTCCTTTAGAGATTATTCCTTAGTATCTATAAGATTTTTTCAGATTATCCGCCGACTTCGCTGAAATCTACACCAGTTTTTGTTGCAATGAAGTTCAACTGGATGAAGTTGATTGAACGAGCAGGTTTGATGAAGATGTCTCCAACAAATTCATTTCTGTCAATTACTTCACCCGTGTTGTTTGTTTCGTCACAGACTACCTTAAAGTCGAAGATACCTCTTCGAGACTGTACGGTACGAAGGAATGGAGTTACCATATTTCTAAACTGTGCCCGAGTAAATTCATCGTTGAATTCAAAGAGTAAGAACTTAGCGGCAGTTGCAATTGCTTTTTCAAGAACAATGAAGAGTCTTCTTACATTAATTCTGTCGAATGCACTTGGTTTACTCTGAAGAGTCTTATCTCCGAAGAGTACTGTACCTTCGCCGGGGAAGGCAACTACTGGATTAATTTCGTTTTTATATAGTTCATCACGGTGTGCTTGTCTAGGATTGAATGCTAGTTTAACTACACCACGAATTTGTCCTCTGGTAAACCCAGCAGGTGAGAACCATGCTTCGAAATCTTGTTCTGTTCTTGCACAAAGTCCTGCAATGTCACCGTTTAGTGGGACATGTCGAAGGACATCATTGTAGCGGTCAAGCATTACCTTGAATCCACTGTCGAGTACTGCGTATGAACTACTCTTGTTTAGAGAGGTGTTTCTCCAATCTCTAACAGTGACTGTTGCTTCTCCTGCTGTCTTGTTCTGAACGAGACCTGCGGGAGATACATTAGATTCGACGGGGGAAAGGAATGCAATACAATCCTTACGCTTGTCGCACATATCAATGATTAGTTTCTGCACGGTTGAATCTGATGCTCCACCCAAGATGAGAGAAACATCTACTGTCTCAGCATCTTCAAACTCCAAGAATGAAGTTATAAGGTCAGCATTGGAAAGGTCAGTTCCTCCTGCGGCATAATTGTCTGCACTAACACCACCAGATAATCCCTGTAAACTCACGGCATTTCCTGCGGGAGCAGTAAAGTTACCTGGCGCACCTCCAGAAAATCCACCCATCTTTCGAGTAATTTCGGGGAATGTTGTTGTAATGTCTCCAGTACCAACACCCGCAACTGTGGATGCTGCCCATATGTAACGAGACCTATCATTGATTACATCTTTATAGAAGTTTGGACTTCCATCGAAACCTCTTGCATCTGTTGCTTTTGATACACCTTCGAAGACTTCTAGAACTTCTCCTGCGTTTCCTGTCCATGTACCATCACCGTCGATGACTGCGATGTTCATTTCATCGTTTGTTCCACCTGCTGCCTCACATTGGGCACTTGTTGCAGGTGTTGTGTTAAATACCCTTGCATATCTACTTTCAATTTCGAATGTTGTTCCGATTGCTCTTGCGGAGTAGAGGCCTGGTGAGAATTTCAGTTCAGATGTTGCAGTGGAAGGATTTCCGCCCATTGAATACCCAGATAGTGATTCTGTGACAGTATGAACATCTCCGTTGGAGAAAATAATTCTGTCTCCCTTAAAGAAGTCAATATGACCATTTCCTGAACCTACTGCGGCAGCACTACTAAACCCACCAGAGACTGAAGTTTCACCAAGAGCGAGGGCTGCGGAAAGACCAAGACATTGGTTGTGTCCCGAACCACCACCTGTTCTACCGTTGTCGTCAAAAATAACTACACGGAGAGCGTTGCCGGGTGCGCCTGGATACTTAGCAATAAATTCTGCCGCTCGGAGAGCATGGGCACCTGTTGCGGCATCAAATTGCTTTCTGTTCTTAATAATACCGTCTGCACCTGATGTGTTTGCATTTCTTGCTTTGGAACCTACCGAACGAACTACCTGTAGGTTATTTCCATAACCCAAGAAGTTTGCGGCAGTAAAGAACCAATTATATGTTTCTTCGGTTGGTTCTCCGAATACTTGTCGAAGATTATTTTCGCTGTCAATGAGGACTCGTTCATCAACTGGTCCCCATTGGAAACCACCCGCCATACCTGCATTGGTTGTAGCAACTGCGGGAACAATTGTTGTCAAATCTATTTCGCTGACATTAACGCCTGGACTAACTTGAAATCCCATTGTGTCTCTCCTTTAGTGTAATTCTCATATATGAGTTATTTTCTGAATCTTTAAATAGATGATTTATTCGAAACTATTTATACTTTTGTTGTTTTTACCAATACCCATACTTATTTTCGTCGTTGTCCCAAGTAGTCCAAATAGTACCATCAGAATCAACTTCATAGTCTTCTCCAAGTCCATCATCTATAAACCCAAAAGGAGTCATCTCTTCTTCCATCTGTTTAATTTTATCACCATATAGGTCTTCTCTAATATTTATATCCATTAATTCTTTGAAATATGGTTGACCCGTAATCCACGCAAACATCACCAATCCCATCACCAAGTCATCATTATGACCATCATCTGCTTCGAAAGATTGTCTTTTTGCAATAAATGAGGTTAACTCGTTTACTGTGTTGAAATCTTCAATGACGAGTTTGTCTTCCTCTATCAAACTTTTTAGAGTGGCACATCCAACTCTCTTTGTTACTGATGTCGTTCGAAGTCCCAACTGAGAACCACCCTTCCCAAATCCTCCATCAAGAACCTGTAATATATTTTCATATTCCAAGTCGTTATGAAGAATGTCTGCAACCTGTCCACCAATATCATTTAACTCAACAAGAACATGTGCATTGTTGTATTGTTTACCTACTGCATTTACTGCATTTGGATACATCATCGGTGCAATCGTATTGTTTCTGTATGTGGCAACCAACTTATATGGCGTTTTTGTAATATCAATTACCACAAAAGCACTGTAATCCTTTCCCTGTCCCCTCGCAGTATCCACACAAATACAATAGAAGTTTTCCTTTATGGGTTCTTCGTATACACATAATCCCTCATCGTTTTTATAAAGTGGAGTTTTATATGTAAGACATTTGAGTTTGTGTGAAGAAATCAAAGTGGCAGTTGAACCAATAAAGTCACATTCAAATTCTGTCTGGAATTGTTCTTCGGAAGTGTTTGCGATGGTTTGTTTTTTCCATGCTTCATCTCTTCCCGGCACTTGACTCCAATGAACTTCAATCGGCACATATTCATTTCGTTTTTCCTGAGCATCCACCCAGAACCGATAGAACATGTTGAGTCCCTTTGGTGTAGAGACAATCAAAACTTTGGTTGTTTGACCAGATGAGATAGTAGGGTAAACTGAACTGAAGAACTCTTCAGCAACACCAGGCGGAACATATGCGAACTCATCCAAGAAAATCATGTTGAACGAACCACCACGAACTGCACTCGATGAAGTGGCGGATGCGAGAATCTTTGAACCATTTTCCAATTCGATGGAACCCTTGTTCCACTCCACTATACCCTGTTGCATCCATTTTGGGAGGTATTCATACGCTAATTTCAATCTATGGAGCAATTCCCTTGCTGTTGCAAGTTTGTTCGCAAGAATCGCTACATTGACATCCTGATTGAATAAAACATAATGTAACAGATAAGAAACCATCGTGGTAGATTTACCAGTCTGTCGGGGAAGTTTGGCAATCACAAAACGATTGTTATGAACCTTGTCTACAATTTCTTCTTGAAAATCCCACAATTCAAACGGAACAAGTCCCTCATCCAGAGAGACAATCTTGATATATTTTTTGATAAAGTATATTGGGTCTTGGGAACACTTCAGATATTCCTGTACCTGTTCTTCTGTAAAAGGAACAGAAACACCCGCCGCTTTGAGATTTTGATTACCAAGATATTTGTCAGTCGCCATTTTCTTCTGCTTCTACATCAATGATATCATCCGAACCAATTCG